CACGGTCGGCGGCATGTTCCACCGCTCAGCGAAGGACAGGTACCAGGCCGTCTCGGTGACTTCGTCTACAGGGATGTCTCCGAGGTAGGCGGCGTCTCCGCTGAGGATCCATCGGACGAGCCTGCCGCGCTCGTCTTCGACGATTTTCCCGACTTCTCGATCTTTTCGATGAGCGGTTCGATCGCCTCCAGCATCGGGTCGAGGTAGTCGAGGTCGAGCCGTTCCAGCACCGGCTCGGCGATGTCGGGGGGTTCGGCGAGGGGGATCGGGTAGTCGGTGAGCGACCAGGAGGTGATGAGGCGGCGCAGGACGGCGTACCGCTGGCACTCCTGGAGGTCCCCGGCGATCTCCTGGAAACCTCCCTCGGTGTTGACCTTGAACTTGATGGCGCCCTTGAAGGCCTTCCGGTCGCCACCCTTGACGTTTTCCCGAAGTTCGGCCCAATCGCCGTTGGGAAGCGTTACGCGCACAAGCGCCTACTTTCAGTAAGAAGGTACGGAGTTCACGACAGTGATCTTGCAGGGGGAGAACGAGCCGGAGTTGCCCACGTTGGTCGTGTTGGCCATGAGCTTCGCTGTGGTGTCGTAGCCGAACGTCTCCTTGCCGTCGTTCAACTTGCTGGTGTCGTACGCCGTGACCTGCGCGTCCACCGTGATGCTGGTGCTGTTGGGCCCGGTCGCGATGAACTGGGTTTGCGGCTGGGTGTTGTTCAGCAGGTTCAACAACGGCGTCTCCGACGGTGCCGACTCGAACGTCAGCTTCAGGCTGGCCGCGAACCCTCCCCTGGCGATCACGTACGGGTTCTGGACGCCTTGCACCGTCCACACCGGCGCGATCTTGCGGGCCAAGGTGATCGCCCAGTCGCTCACGTACAGCACCTTCGTGCCGCCACTCGCCGGACCTCCGATACCGACCGCACCGTTCCAGCCCGCCTGCGCGGGCTGCGTCGACGCCGTGAACACCGGGGTCGTCGCGGCGATCGACGACAGCCACCCCTGCCCCTTGGCCTGCCAGGTGAGGAACTGCTGGGCGTTCGCGGTCAGGACCACTTCCGACACGCACGCGGACGCGTACTGCCGGGCGAACGTGCTTGCGGGCATGCCGGAGATGTCCGTCAGGGTGTGGGTCGGCGGTTGCGCACCGTTCGCGGCACTGTTCAAGAGGCTGAACACGTGCGTGTAGTTGCCGTTGCCCGCGACCGTGTTGGTCACCGCGACCCCGGTCAGGTGGGTCAGGCGGATCGGTGTTGCCGCCGTCAACGTGATCGTGTTCGTTGCGACACTGAGAACCTGCACGATCTCGGCGTTCGAACCGGTATCCACCTGGATCCACTGGTTCGCGGCGAACCCTGTCCCGGCGACCACCGGGACCGTGAACGTACCGATCGCGAGAGGGCTGGACAGCGTCGAGTTCGGGGTCGTCGCGACACCGGTCGACGTGTAGTCGCCCAGGCAGTTGAGCAAGAAGTGACCGAGCGTGTCCGCGTATACCGGCCCCTGAATGTCCCAGTCGGTGACGTAGGTGCCAGCCGTGTAGCCGAACTCTTCGGCCATGGACTGACGCCACGACTTATCAATCAGCGGATTAATCTTGTCTTCGACCGTGAACTTCTCGGCCGGGACACCGATCGTCGGCATCACCGGGGTGCCGACCGCCCCGGCCGCCTCCTTGCCGAGGGCGATACCTCTGCGTGTTACTGGGAAGACAGCGACCATCAGACAGTCACCGCCTTCGAAGCCTTAGCGGCCTTCTCGATGACCGGCGTGGGCGGTGTCTCGGCGCTGGCCGGGATCCATGACCCGTCGCCCGGAATGTCCGGCAACGGCTCACCGCCGTGGTCGGCTCCCCCGGCCTTACGGATCTGCACGGGGTCCATGCCGGGGACGCCGATCAGGGTGGTGGTGGTGCCGTCCGGGGCGACCGCGAGGTACGCGGAGTAGATCCGCTCCTCGGCCTCGGTGTACGCGTAAAGGTCCTGCACACGGCCTCTTTCTGCCGCGCGAAGGCGACCGGTCGGAACTGCACGAGAAAGGCGCCCATGCGGCGCCGGGCATGCGAAAGGCCCGCACCTCAGCGCGGGCCGGGAAGAGGCTCTAGGCCTGGATCAGTTCCAGGAATGGCACGATGATCAGGGCGTCAAAACGCTGCCACCTCTGGTCGGAGACGGTCGCGACACCGAGCGCCTGCCACGACATGTCCTCACCGACACCCACCAGGTTGCAGACGAGCCCCGAGTTCGGGTCGACGACCGTCGCCGGGTCCGGGGACGTCCGCAGCTTGTTCATGACCGCGTCGACCACGGACGGGAACGCGTCCGCGAGGTACGGGTCGTCGGAGGAGTTGAACCAGGTCAAGAACACGTCCATGTCCGGGCGGACTTCTTTCCACCCGGCCGCAGTCCCCGGCCCTGTGTTACGCGGCATCGTCTGCCGGCGTTCGTGACCGGCGTTCGGCCAGATGTAGCAGGCGGGTTGCGGGCCTTCGTTCGGGTCCGGGGGGGCGATGAACGCCTCCAACGGGCCGACGTTCGCGGGCCCGGGGACGATGAGCCCGTTGAGTTGCTGGTGAATCCAGTTCTGCACGGTGACCAGAGGCATCGGTCACCACTTCCGCTGGAACGGATTCAGCATGAGTTCGGCCTCTGAGGCGAGTTCCTCCGGCGCCTTGCTGCCCGCCGATGATCCGCCACCGGTCGAATGGATCGTGGTGGACGTCGCACCCCTCGTCAGAGCCTGAGACCCGGCGAACAAAGCGGTCGCCCACCGGATCTGCGCGGGCATCGTCGTCACCATCACCCCGGCGTTGTGCGGGTAGCCGAGCGGCGCCGACAGGGTGAGGGTGCCGGGACCCGACACCACGGACGCGGCCGTCACCGTCACGGCCTCCTGAAGGCCACCGTCGTACACCACCCCGACCGCGCCCGGTTGCCCGACCGCGACGGGGGCCCACCCGGTGCAGTCATCCACCGCCAAGGTGGTCGCGCCAGAGGCGGCCTGCGCGGTCAAAGACGTGTGCGGCCACCCGTTGGTGTACGACACCTGGATGCGGTACCCGTTGCGCCCTTCACGCCACGACACCCAGTTCGGGGCGATCAGGATGGCCTGCCCGCCCTCCCCCGAATCGGCCGGCGAGCTGGTGCCGAACATGCCGATGACGGGGATCGCGGGCTCGTATTGGCCGGGCGTGACGGTGGTCCAGGCGCGGGGGAAGCTCCGCGCCGGGGACACCTGCACGGACGTGACCTGTAGGACCGGGCCGCGCCGCAGCACACACGTCGTGACCTTGGTGTGGGTGTCGACACCGACCCTGGCACCGCCGGGGCCGGTCAACGACTCGGTGTTGAGGGTTGCCCGCAAAGGCTGGTTGCAGTACCCGTCGATCAGGCCGGACGCCTTCTGGCAGATGTCGACCAGGACGGCGTTCAGGTCCTGCGGCGAGGAACCCGTACGCGGAACCAGCGAAGACCAACTTACGCCGATCGGTTCACGAATCAGCAGATCAGGCGTGAGGTAAGGGGTCCCGGGACCCATCACTGTCGGGGATGGCATTGGGCATCACCCCCTCGTCTGACGGTTCCTGGTCACCGCACCGTCATCACGGTGATCTTGTTGGTGCGCGCGCACTTTCGGCACAGATGCCGTTCACCGTCCGGATCCCATGCGGCGTGCCTGCCGCACAGGGCCGTCTGGCACAGGTCGCAGGATCCGACCAGAGCGACCGGTCCGCCACCGCGGCGAACTCCCCCGCACCGCCCGCAGGCGTGGCCGCGTTTCATCCCGCAGGGTCGGCCTTCGCGGACCGCTTGGTGGTCGCCCGCTTCGCGACCTGGGGGTCGGGCGGGGTGACGGCCTGCGCGGCGTTCACGAGCTGCTGCACAGCGTCCATCAGCGTCGCCGGGTCACGGCGCCGCTCCATCTCCTCCGCCATCAGCCGGGCCTGCCGTTCGATGTCGGTCTCCCACAGCGGCTTACCGCGGAAGTGGAAGGAGTACAGCTTGTTGCTGAGTTCGTCGGGGAAGTCGAAGCCGCCCTGCTCGTCGGCGTCGAAGTGTCCGTACTCGGGGTCATCGACCCCGCTCGCGTCCGAGCGCGTATACAGGCGCATGCCTGCTCTCCCTGGGTGAGGGTTGGGGGGAATGTGAAAGGCCGAGAGCGGGATGCTCTCGGCCTTCGGGGTGGGGCTTTTCGGTCAGCGGCGGACCTTGCGGAGCGCCAGGTTCTGAGAACGGGTCAGGGCTTGCAGGTGGGCCGGGTTGACGCAGCGACGGACGTGACAGGTGTGATGCACGTCTAGGCCCACGGGCAGCGGCCCGGAAGCCAACTCGTAGGAATAACGGTGAGCCTGGACCTGAACCCCGGTGTAGGCCGTGAACTGGCCATAGCCCGTCCCAGGATTGACCGCCGCAGTCCACAGCCAGCAAGAGTCGGTCTTGTCGACCTTCTCCCAGAACCGCTGCTCGGGCGTCCGCTGCCTCGGTCGCTCGACGCTCGGATCTCTGAGCCACTTGCGATAACACGGACGGCAGAGCGTTCGCTTGAAGAGGGGCCGATCGCCACTGCACTCGGTGCAGTGGGTCGGCTTCTCGATTTTCGGCTTCACCGGAACGACCTCGGGGGCGTACCCCCAGAAGGCGCCCTGATTGCCGCGCCGGATGTTCTCGCGCGGCGTTACGGGCTCCAGGTGCTCCGGCCTGACGCAACTGCGCCGACGGCACAGGTGGTCGAGGTGGAGACCCTTCGATATCAGACCCACCAAGTACTGGTAGGCGATCCGATGAACGAGTTGCGTCCCTTTGCCGCCGAATACACCGTAGCCGGTGACCGGGTGCTTGCATCCGGTCCAAACCCAGCAGGGGCCCAGTGACTGGCGCTCCTCGGGGAGGGGGCCGTCCTTGTCGACTTGCGCCCAGAAGCGTCGAGCGCGCGGGTCAGTGACCTCGCCGTGCTTCTCGACTCGGCGCACGTGCATCTCGCACATGCCGCGCCGCTTCGGGGTCCGGTCACATTCCTCAACCGAACACCTCTCGCCCTGCTCGGCGTAGCGGCGCGTCTCATGTAGGGGGTCGCCGTATGTCCGCCAGCGTGCGTAATGCGTCGAGCACCAGCCGCGTCCGAAGGCGTGCTTACCGCAGTCGGCAATCGAGCAGTCCACATCTGAGTTGACCGTCACTCATGGCTCCTTTGTTGGAGTGGAGAGCCCACTCCAACAAAGGTACCACAGAACAGCGGGTCGCATGCAGCCAAAACAGCGTAATGCTCCTGCTCAGCCCACGTTTTGAAGAACCGCCATGGCAACCGGGGCCTTATTCACGAAGGCGCCCATTGACTTAATTTCGAATTCACGACGCGGGCCGCCGCCGGAGGTGTTGGCGATGCGGTTGATGCCGTAGTCGAACTGGGCGGTGTCACGCAGCGACCGGTACTCCAGCACGCTGGAGATGTTCGCCTGCGGGAACGGAACCCGGTCGGTGCGGGCCGCGATGGTGCCCGGGGGCAGCGACACGTGCACCTCGATGGGGACGGTCACACCACCCGCGGGCGCGTTCACGATCTCGCCGACCCGGCCACCAGCGACCACGCTGATACGGCCGGAAGCGTCGGTGTTCAGGAACGTCGTCGCGCTGGATCCGCCCAGGATCAGGTTCGCGATCTCCTGCGCCTGCACGGCGTTGACCATGATGGCGGTCGGGGAACACTTCACTTGCTGCCACAGCGGCAGGAACAGCAGGTTCTCGATCTCCGCGACGGACCCGCCGGACAGGGTCAGTGTCGCGCCGTCGAGGCTGTTGTTGATCGACGGGTTGGCGGTGCCGGTGCCGGGCTGCACCCACTGGCCGACCCCGTTGTAGTCGCCCGCCAGGGACGCGAGGAACCCGTCGTAGTCGGCCGCGTTGGCGGACCCGTTGTCGGCGGCGGTGTTGATGGTCGGGACCGTGCTACCGGCGCCCTTCCAGACCGTGGTCAGGTCCGGGACGGCGGTGCCGGACGGCAGCGCGTTGTTGGAGCCAATGACGCTGGTCATGGTGACCGTGTTGGCCGTGGTGGTCGTGTAGTAGTACCAGGTGGTGCCGTTCGCGGACTGGAACCAGTCGTAGCAGACGGCGCCGCGCACGGACGCGACGGTCGCCTGGACGGAGTTGGTGGTCCCGGCGCCGGATGCGCCGCTGTTGCTGTTGCCCTGGGAGTTCCCGGACCCGTAGTAGTAGCCCGAGCCCGTTCTGGCGGCGACACCCACGTACACGGTGGTGGTGGCGGGGATGGTGCCGCCGGTGGTCTTCTGCGTCAGTGTCGGCGCGGCCGGGCGGGCCAGCGCGAACGACTGGGCGCCGACGAGCTTACGGTCGTCGCCGATCAGGACCTGGTTGAGGGTCTGGAACGTCGCGGTCGCGTACGGGTCGTCGTACCCGGTCGCCAGGTCGTAGGCGTCCTGGGTGACCATCCCGGCCAGGCCGGTGCCCTTGTACGCGGCCTGGAAGTCCTGCTCGTTGAACACGACCTCGTTCGCGGCGAAGTCGAACGGGATCGACGGGTCGGGCTGCGCGTTCGTCGTGTTCATGATCGCCCGCCAGACGGCGTACTTGTTACCGTCGGGGCTCTTGGTGCGGGCGACGTGGTCACGGAACGGCGTGACCACCGGAACCAGAGTGACCAGCGGCGACAGGTCGTAGCTGACGATGCCGGTTGCGGTGGTGATGCCGGTGGTCTGCGCCTTGGTGATCGCGGCGAGCGTCTCCTTGGTGACGTCGTCGAGGGTGTTGCTCACGGATGCCTCCTGGGCATGCAAAAGCCCCCGGGCGTGGACCGCTCTCGGGGGCGTGAAGGGCTGGGGCTGGGCCTACTGCGGCGTGGGCCGCTGGCGGATCTCCTGGAGCATGGCGATGGCCCCGGTCTGCATCTCGTTGGCGATGCGGTTCTGCTCGTGTGCGTCGACGGCGCCGTACAGGCCCTTCTTCATCTGCTGGGCCTGGGCCGCGTCGACGCCGACCGGTACGCCGGCGTTCTGGCCGCGCAGCATGCTGGGCGGCGGGACGGCTCCGTTGGTGAACACCTTCGGGGTAGCGGGCTGCTCTTCCAGCGCCTTGACCAGGCCCCTCAGCTTCTCGACCTCCTCCGCCAGTTGAGCGTGGTCGGCCGCCTGCTTGGCGATGACCTGCTCCTGTGTGGCGGTGTAGTCGGCGAGTGCTGCTGTGGCCGCGTCCTTGGCGATGCTCTTGAGGACTGCATCCGGAACGGTGATGTCGGTGTCGGTCTTGTCGGTGGTGCTCTTGGTGACGTCGTCGGGTACGGCGTCGGCGGGGGTGCCGACCTCGGCCGCCGGGGCGGGGGTGAGGTCGGAAGCGTCGGGGGCGGCGTCGGCCGCCGGGGTGTCCGCGCCGTCGTCAGGGTCGGCGGCCGGGTCGGCCTCGCTGTTGGAGACCGGGGTGACGTCGGCAGGATCGACGATGCCGATCAGGCGCCCCTTCTGGTCGTAGACCACCGTCATCGGGGTCTTCTCCCCGTCGGCCTTGGCGATGGGCTCGGGCTTGGCGGTGCCCATCTTGGGCTGCTCGCCTGCGTCGGTGATGGTGTCCTCGACGAGGGTGGGCTTGGGCATGTCGGTCTCCGTTTCCTTGGCGACCGACTGGCCGTCCTCGGGGGCTGTGGGGGCTTGCGGCAGGGACGCGAGGACCTTCTGGAGCGACTCGACGGCGCCTCGGATCGCCATCTCGTTCGCGGTGGACAGCACCCGCCCGGCCTTCCGGATCTGCCCGAACGCCTCGATTGTGTCGAGCGGTGCGGTGTCGAACGCGGCGAGGGTTTTACCGACGGCCATCATGTCGGCGGCCATGTCGGCTTCGGCCTGCTCGGCGACAGCGAACGGGGCCAGCACGCTGATGGCGTAGTCGATGGCGCAGCACGCGTCATCGAGGTCCATGGAGTTGTCGATGGCGTCCTCGTCGCCGCTGGCCGCTTCGAGCATTTCCCGCTGGGCGAGCATGTCGATGGCGCCCTTCGCGCGGGCGAGGATGCTCGTCCATTTGCGGGCGGTGGCGGCGTCGATGGCCTCCCACGCCGGGGAGCCGGGGTCAGACGGGCTGCCGGGGGCTTCGTCGTCGTCGGGTGCGGCGAGCGGCAGGGTGGGGTCCATGCCGTCCGGACTGTCGTCGAGGTCCAAGTCCTTGACCACCTCGGCAGGTTCGGCGGCCGGACGTGAGGCCTCGTGGATCAGCTTGGCGATCGCGCCGGGTGAGCCCGTCATCGTCACCGTCTCCCTACTGTCGGTTTCTGGTTCGGATTTGGCGATCAGGTCACGGACGAAGGCGGCATCCAACAGGCCGGCCGAGCCGTCCTCGCGCTTGGCGATCAGGAACCGCATGCCGTTCGCCGCCCTGTCGACCAGATCCACGCGGGTGATGTCGGCGTCCACCAACTCGGTGAACTCGTCGTCGTCGTCGTTCACGCGGCACTCCTCCGCTTCGCGGTTCCCTGCGGCGACATCCCGGTGATGAGCCCGCGTTTGTACAGATCCCAGGCGATCGGGTCGCAGATCCCACCAACGAGCCAGTCGCCCGCCTTGATCACCGTGTCCTCGTCAACGACCCAGTCCGGGCCGCGATAGATGTAGCTCTCGGTAACCGTGAAGTGGCCAACGGTGTCGTCCGGCCCGTGGAACAGGCCGACCTGCGCCCCGTTGGGAAGGAAACTCCATGCCGCTTTCTCCAACTCGGCAGCGGAGAAGGCATCACGTCCACCGTCAGCACCCCGCTTGATCTTCGGATCGCGCCCGACCTGATAGGCCACCGACAACAGGTAGCGCTGCGCCGCCGCGACCTTGCCGAGCATCCGTACCGGGCCGTCCGTCATCCGGCCGGGGATGTCAACGCCGGGTGCTGCCTGGACGTGAACGTCGTGGTCCAGCCACATGCCGCAGACACAGTTTCCGGAGCCTGACTGGACGTCGCGGGCGTACACGTGCGACTGGGTGTACTGGTCCGGGAACGGGCCGATGGAGCCTTCCCAGCCGGGGACGCTGTTGCCGTCCACGCGCACCCCTCCTTCCGGGGTGAAAGTGGATGCGGGATCAGAACCCGCCGAGGATGTCTTGAAGGTCGGACACGGACGGCAGGCTCACTCCGCCGATGTCGTCTGGGACCAGACTGCATCGGCACCGGGGGTGCAAAGGGGGTGCGTCGACCCGGCCGGTGAACGCCTCGCCGAGCGGAATGGGCGAGTCCGCCGCGCACGCGTCACAGCCCGGACACACCCTGGTGTCGGACGCTGTCAACCAACTCACAGTCCCGACACCGGCCTGCTGGTAGTTCGCCAGCGCTGCCTGGGACATGGCCCGGGAGATCTCCGTGATGGCGATCATGTCGGCGCTGGCCGCAGTGACACCGAGAGCTTCGATGTCGGCGGCCAGGCTGTCCGACGATGCGCCGTCCGCGAGCGCCTGCTCCAGGAGCGACGCCAGGTCGTCCATGCGGGTGCCGGTGATGCCCTGGATGGCGGTGATGCCGTAGTGGTCGAGCCAGTCCTGAAGGGACTGCTGGTCGTACACGATCAGCGCCGGGTCGATCACCGTGGTGGGCGGGTCACCTTCACTCTTGACGACACGGCCGTACCGCGCCCAGTCGACGCCGGTCCCTTGCAGGACCGCCTGAGCGGAAGCGGTGCCGACCGCCCACCCCGCTGTCCACAGCGGTGTGAGGACCGCGCGCAGCCCGTCGCCGATCTGATCGGCCAGGCCGGGTTGGGTCTGCTGGAGCCACGCCTTCGCCGGCTGGGTGGGGCGTGCCGTGTCCGACCAGGCGGCGGAGATCGGGTTGGCTACGCCGGACAGGACGCCGACGACTGCTTGCCGGATGCGCGGAGCCCAGGCGGCGGCGAGTTGCTCGTCCACATCCCAGCCGGGCCAGTGGGTTGAGCCCCCGTCAGAGGCCCGGCCTTTTGGGCGGGTGTCGCCGGCCTTCACAACCTGCGGCGTGCCGAGCGCATCCATCACCAGGTCGATCGAGTCGAGCAACTCCTGCCGTACCGCCGGATTGCCGGGCAGTTGCGCCGGATCCCAGAAGGCGATGGCCTCGATTGAGTCGCCGTCGGGATCGTCTGGATTCGAGACCTGGTCGCGGCCCACCAGGGGCACGCAGTCCTCGGACGGGACGGTCCACACGATGCCCTGGTAGACACCGTCTGGGCTGGTCCAGGTGCCGGTCTGCTCGCCTGGCGGCGGGATACACCCGGTCTCCTCGGCGAACTCTCTCCAAGCGCCCTGAAGCGGGGTCTCCTCGCCTTCGAGGTGCCCGCCGGGAACCTCCCACGTCCCGGCAGCCGGGTCGGTGTCGTCGAGCGCGCGCTGAAGCATCAGGACCCGGCCAGTGTCGGCCGCCCGGACAGCGAGCCCTGCAACAGCTACCTGCCCTGCCTCCTTGCGGACCGCGAGACGGCCCGCGTCGTTGAGGCGGTGGCCCTTGACCGGGTCGACCGCGTGGAACTGGAAGTCGCGCCACTTGCCGGCGCGGCGGCGACGCCCCCGGTGGTTCCGGAAGTTCTTCATCTCCCGCTTGGCGAGTTCGGCGCGCTGCTCCTCGTCCTCGTCGTCCTTGTGGCCGACCAGGTCGTAGCCGACGATCCCCGTCGCGGTGGTGATCCCTGCGGTGGCTGCGGCTTCCTTGACCGCCGGTTGCTGCATGTCGCCCACAGCCTGCGGGTCGTCAGCGGCAGACGGTCCGTAGATCTGCTCGGCGAGCGGCGGTGACACCAGCGGCGGTACCGGCACAACACCCTCGATCGCCCGGAACGCGTCGTGTGAGACGGGTGCGTCCAGTGCGGGCGCGGCCGTCTGATGGTCGACCGGCCCCGCCACGGCGTCCAGCGCCGACAGCGGGATCGGCCCACCCCTCGTCGTGAAGATGAAACGCGGAACAGGGCGACCACCCGGCTCGGTGAGCCCGAACCGCATCTCCCGCACCTCGGACACCGACACGACCCCGGCCTTGACGTACAGGTCGTCGGCCTGGGCGATGGCGAGCCGGTCGGCCTGCTCCTCGCCGAGGTCGAACGCGAACCGCAACGGCAGGCCAAGGTCGTACTGCAAGAAGTCGGTCAGCACATCCTGGACGTGCTTGATCAGCGGCAGGTCACCGACACGGTGCTGAACGTCGGCCTGGCTCTCGCCGCTCGACCTGTTCACGTTCTCGGTGAAGCCCAGGTCAGCGGGCACCACGTGGTACGCGGCAGCGGTCTTGCGCATCAGGAACAAGCTGAAGTGGTCGGAGAAGTCCTTCTCGTTGTTCCACGCAAGCGAGGAGCCGCCCGGCATCCACTTGATCTGGGATTTCACCGCTTGGTCGCCGAGCATGAAAGCGTCCCAATACGACTGGAACTGCTCGATCTGGTTCGGCGTCCACGTCTCCGGGGCGCTCGCGAACGCGGCCGGGATGTTGCCCTCGGTGAAGCGTTGCAGGAAGTAGCTCTGGAACCGCAGGTCGGTGTTGGCGTTAAGGAGGATGCTTTCCAACGGCGCCCGCCCGTACGGGGAGGACGCCGTCTTCCGGAACGGCGAGTAGATCAGGTCGCTGCGCGTCATCCAGTTCCACGGCAGCCCCTGCACGTACTGGACGTACGCCTCAGCGGGTTCCGCCGGCGGATTACCCCAGTAGTCGAGCAGCGGGGCGATCATCGTGCCGTCGACGACACGCAAACCGATCGCCCGGCCGCCACGGTTACGCAACCGGTACAACGTTCCGGCGTCGTAAGCGAGGATGTGGTACAGCCATTCGCCGAGCCACACACCGAACGGGGTGTCACGGTCGGGCTTCTTCAGGGCTGCCATGCCGATCGTGATGGCGTCGGTGACGTCACCGGTGGAGCCGTCTTCGGCGATGAGCGACCAGTCGAGGGACCGGATGGAGTCGATCCGGTGCCAAATGCACATCTGGGCGACGTCGTCCGCCTCGACCAACCCGCGAAGGGTGTCGAACGAGACGCGCTCGTGGGACCTGGGCCGGGCGGCAATGTTGTACCCGGCAACGAACTCGTGGCTGCGGGGCGTGCGGTTGAACCCGTCGTACGGCCCGATCGGTTCGCCGGGTGAGAACGGGCGGCTGGGGGTCATCCCGGCGGCTTCTTCGCCTGCACGCATTCCTGCGGGCTCCGCGTTGCCGAACACCTTCGCGAAGCGGGTGAGGTTGGCGGCGAAGCGGGAGCGGACACCCATACGGGCAGGCCCCCTTAACGTTGCTGCTGCCGGTAGGCGGCGTCTCTGGCTCGTTTACGTACGGCGGCAGGGTCTTCGGGTTCGGCCGGACTGGTCGTCTCGGGCTCGGCTGCTTCCGTTGCGGCCGGTTCGCTCGCCGCGGCGACCTGCTCGGCTTTGCGGCGGGCGTAGTCAATCCACGCCTGCGCGTTGAAGTCGTCGGTCAGCTCCGTCACGGCCCACACCAATGCGTCGAGGCGGTCCGGGCTCGTGCCGTCCTGAGGCGTCCACTGCGTCATCTGGTCTTCGAGCTTCGGCAACGCCCCGACGTGGTGGACGCGGTGCTGCTCGTACAGTGCGGCGACAGGTTCGGCGCGCTGTACCTTTCCGCGCGACGCGGTGATGACCTTCACGGGGGCGTTCGCGTCGACCTGCCGGATCGTGGACTCGACCATGTCCCCGCCGTAGTTCCTCTCGGCGATGATCCGGTCCGCTGAGAACTCGTGGTAGGCGCCGACTGCCCGCGATGCCCACCCGTGCGGGGACAGGCTGCACGAGCGGTCCGCAAGGACGTACAGGCCACCGTCCACACCGACACCCACCACGACGATGCCCTGCTCGTCGTTGTTCGGGCCCGACCCGCCAGACGGGTCGACCGCCACGACGATGCGGCGCATGTCCGGTGCTTCGGTGACCCGGTTCTCGTCGAGGAGGGTGATCGTCCACAGTGCGCCCTCGACGTCGTCGAGGAGTTCTCCGAGGAGCTCCTGACGGCCGATCCTCGTACCTTCGTAGGTGGCGAGGACTTCGTCACGGAAGGAGGGCGCAAGGTTGGCCAGGTTGTCGTACGTGGTCCCGCGCGTCACAACCGTCGTAGGGCGGGAGAGGACCGTACGGACGAGAGCGTTGGGCTTCGGCGTCGTGGTGAACAGGCATCGGGGCGACGTGCCGAGCCGGAGCCCCAAGAGCAGGTTGTTCCATGCGGTGTCGAGCGCGTCGCCCTTACGCGCATCGGTCCACGCGGCGGGTTCGTCGCACCACGCGAAGTGATGCTGTGGTCCGCGGAGTTGCGCCGGGACTTCAGCGGAGTAGGTGTGTGCCGTGGATCCGTTCGGCCATGTCAGCCGCCGCTTCGTCGACTGGTAGACGGGTTGGTGGTCGCCAGCGACCGCGAGGATCCCCGACTCGCCCTCGATCATGACGTCGCGCACATCCGCCGGAGTACGGCCGACCAGCGCAATCCGTACGCCCGGGTTCTGTGTCGCCTGCTCGTGCACCCACTCGGCAGCACTGCGCGTTTTTCCAGATCCGCGCCCGGCTATGTAAGACCAGACGAGCCACTCCCCAGGCGGTGGCAACTGCTCGGGCCGGGCGATCTTCCGCCACTCCGGGGGCCGTACGATCTCGAAGTCGCGGGCCGCGTACTCCCAGATGGCGGTCACGCCGCCTCCCCTATCCGGCGAGGGCGCGCAGGTGCCGGGGGACGATCTCAGGGATGCGGGCCTGCTGCTCTGCGCTCAGGTCAAGGTCGGTGAGGATCGCCCGGATGACCTGCGCGACGAGGGCGCCCTGCTGCTCGGCGAGCCGGACACGGCGTTCCTCGATCCCGGCGCGGATCGCTTCGGAACAGACCTTGACGAGGTGGGTGCGTTCCTGCTGGTACAGCTTGAGCCAGATGCTGGGGGCGGCCTCTTCGGTCTCTCCCCAGTCCTCGCCGCCGGTCTTACGCCGCGTCTTGCCCCACACGAGCGGGTGCTCGCCAGAACCGGGATCCGTTTCAAGGTTCTCGATCTCCCGGACACGGTCACGCAGCCACGCGACGTGCCCGGCGGTCCACTGGACTTCGTCGAGGAGTGCTTCGGTGGCGGTCGTCTCGACCTTACGGCCGTAGGTTTCGACGAGGTCGCGGGCACGGCTCTCGGCGATGACACTCACGGCCTTCTTGCCGAGGTGCATGCGGCACTTGTCGGAGCCTGTTACGGATGGCCCTTTGCAGGGCTGCCCGTCCTTACGGTTCGAGGTACACGTGGGGGGTTGCATGGGGTCACCCCAAATCAGGGGGTTGCATGGGGTTCGGGGCGGAGCGGCGTTCCAAGGGAGTCAGGGCAGGCCGGGAGATCACAGGTGCAGTGCCGGGTGCGTGGACGCCACCCACAGCAGCAGACCGGCGGCGAGGAGAGCCAGCGGCCAGGCGCGTTGGATCGCGGACCAAATAGCGGAGGCGAGCAGCAGGACGAGGGCGAGCAGCAACATCACTTCTCCTTCGTGGGTCACTCAGCGTGAGGATGAAGCGAGGCCGAGCGTGGCGACCGCCGTTACCCGCCGGTGAGCGACCGTGAATCCGCGCAGGTCAGAGCCCCGGGTTCCAGCGCCGCCGTATGAGGGTCTGGCGCTGTACGGCGTCGTAGAGGTCCCGTTCGGACCACACCTTGCCGGAGATGCCGGAGATCGTGACCGTGACACTCCCCGCGCCGGTCGGGGCTGCGCAGCTCACCCAGTTCCGGAGCGTGTCGCGGTTGATGCCGAGCTGGTCGGCGATTCGCGGGATGACACCGCGCCGCTGGCCTGCCGACTTGGCTTCGTCGACCAAACGGAGAGCCTGCGCTTTCAGGTCGGGTGTGTACTTCCGCGCAGCCACGGCCACCACTCCTGTCGGCTGGATGCGGCCCGCTGCTGCATCTTCGCGGGCACACCCGGGTAGATCTTCCAACCGGCCGGAACCGCTTCGGCGAAGGGCTGACGGTGGCGGGCGAAGGCCTCGCCGACCCGTGACGGCTCACCCCACGGGCGAGGCTCGCGATAGTCCGCCTCGATCGCGTCGAGGATGTCGTCGTACGCCGCAGGAGGGAAGGTCATCGAATCACCGCCGCTTCAACGGCCGCCCTCGCCGCTTCGATCGTCCACGCCGACACCTCAGCGAAGAAATGCGGAGGTCCCGGTTCGTCAGCCGCGCCGGGCAGCTTCATCACGGCGTTCTCGGCGTTCATGTCGGGTACCGGGGTGTATCGGGCGGTGATCCAAAGGTTGTGATGGACGAGCAGGTCGCCATCCTCGTAGACCTCTCTCACCGTCCCGGACATGACCATGCCCCGCGCCCGAACCAGGACCCGATCCCCGGGCCGGAACTCGCTACCGCTCACTCGGTACCGGCCAGGGTCTGGGCGAGCCCGGCGACAACGTCCGTGAGGAGTGCCCGGTACCCGCCAAGACGGCCGACGATGTGGCGCATGGTCACCTCCCCTATGAAGGATGGTGCGGGACGCGGCCGGATTCGAACCGGGCGAGGGTTGCCGACAGAGCCTTACGGCTCCCGCCCAGCGGGTCGCGATCCCGCTGCAATAGGCCGCTCTGCCACACGTCCCGCACGCGTCGTCAGCTTAGCGTGGGTACCTGCGGTCAGGGCTTCGTCGCGGGCGCCGGAGCGGGCACGGCCGGTACGAGCGCGGCCACGGCGTTCGCGGCCGTACCCAGGTCCGCTGCGGCGGAGGTGAGCCCGGACAGGTCCAGCGGCGCGGGGGTCTTCGCGGCGAGCGCGGCGGAGATGCCCGCCACGGCGGTGTTGAGGGTTGAGGTGCTGGCGGCGATGCTGGCGACGGCCGCCGCGATCTCTTCTTGCTGCGTCATGATGATCCCCTGGTTGTGAAGGACTTCGGTGAGGGTCTCGGCGATGTCGTCGAGGCGGTCGTTCGAGGATCTGCGGCCGAACATGCGGTCCTCCGCTCAGCGCCTGCGTTTCCGCGCCTTCGGGGCGGCGATCACCCGGGGCATAGACATGACGTTCGGGCTGGTCGCCCGGTCCGTCCACTGGGTGCCGTGGCGGGACAGGTGCAGACGTCTGCGCAGGGTTTGCGGTGCGCCCGTCCGCAGATGCAGCCGCCGGTTGATGGTCTTGGGTCTGCCGGTGCGAAGCCGGTAGAACGACTCGCGTCTCAGCAGGTGGTGCTGTGAGCGCCTCATGCTCCGGTGAGCGGAGCGAAGGGCGTGGAACCGCCGCGACCTGGTCATGTGCCGGTTGCCCAGGTGGTGGTGTCGGCGGGCGTGCGGGCCGGTGGGGACACGCCGCCTGCGGTGATGCAGCGAGTGCCGGTGTGTGGTGTGGTGCCTGCGGCGGTGGTGTGCGCTGCGCCGCCTGTGGCCATGGCCTCGCCGGTGCGGGTGTGAAGCCCAGTACTTCTTGAGCGCGTCGCTGATCTTCTTGCGGGTCGCCGCCGACATCGGGTGGCCCTTGTGCGGGTGATGCCTGCCCGTCCGCGAGTGCGAGTGCGAACTGTGGTGCGTGGAACGGCGGCGGTGGGTGCTGTGACGCCGAGGACCCCACGTCATGCCACCACCCCCGCACTACTCGATCGTCAGGGTGCCAACGCCACCGGGCGGAATGAAGATCTCCGGGTTGTCGATCACCATCACCCAGATCGCCCACACACCCACGGCTACGACGAACCCTCCCGAGCCTGGCCCGACAAGGCACTGCGCCATGTACTCCGGGCCTGGGTTCGTTGTCCACGACCCGAGCTGCCAGTCCGACGCCGCCGGTTTCACGTTCGGCGCGATGAACGCCATCTTCACCACATCGGCGGTCGGGTTGTAGTTCGGCGAACCGTTGAGAATGGCGCTGATCGGCACCTGCACCTGAAGGGTCGCCAACGAGGACATCACGATGTTGACGAGTTGGGCCATCAGTCGTCCTTCCAGCGGCCTCGCGGTGGGCCGGCACGCCACCGGGACGGGATCAGGTACGCGAACCAGCGCGTGCGCGGGGTCAGCGCCCGCCAGCGGGTACGGGGCGGGGCAGCGAACCAGCGGGTCCGGACGACCCCGGCTGTGAACACCAGGGTCCGGCGGATGAGAGTGCTGGTCTGCGCCGCAACGGCGGGCAGGGTGGCGAGC